CGGGGATGGATACGTAGTGGTCACGTAGGGCCTCGGTCTCGCGTGTCAGATAGAGTAAGAAGCTACCCGGGCGAAGCGGGGTGCTATAAGTACCGGCAGCGACATCTTCTGTGGTGCCGTCCATTTTCACGCGCTTTATTTTACGGTTTACTTTGACTGTGGCAGTCTGCTCGTTGTGTATATCGGTGTTGAGAACCATAACGAACATATTCGAGCCGTTCTGGAGCATGCCTACAGCCATACCCGAACCGTCGGTAGTGACATTGGCAATCCCGTCGGGCAGCATTGCCTCGCTGAGGCGAAGACAGCCTATGGGCGTTTCGGGATTGGTGTGCCCTACTCGCAGCATCTCCGCCCCGAGGAATACCCATGTGAGGGCTTTGACATCGGTATTGATATTCTTGGCATAATAATATGTCTGGCTCAGGTTGCCGTCGTTGTCGACCGGGGCCATGTCGCCTGGTTCGCACGAGGCATAAGGCCAGTATTGCAGACCCTGGGCACCGTAGAGGAGTGCCGCGAAGGCCTGTACGCGCATCCACTCCTCGGTCGGTATTGGGTATTTGTAGCGCATACTGCCCATGACGCCTTCTACAGTGTGCCAGTCGATGCTCTGACTCGAGCGAGTAAAAGCCCAGAATTTGGTATTGTAAGCCTTGGCAAACTTCGATATAATCTCGAGATTTTGGAAATAGTTTGGCATCAGTGTAACCTCTGACTCGTCGTTAGGATTATTGCAGCGCACACCGTAATAGTCATAGCTGAGGAAGCCCATATTGGTCTCTTTGATATAACGCTCTACGTAATCGTCGTAGCTGCTGGCACCTATAGCATTGGGCGGAGTGTTGATATGCAGCAGGTTGCCATAGAACAAGTGTTTGTCGTCGACCGAGCGCACGCGGTCGAGCCGTGTGCGTACTGTGCCGAAATGCGTGCAGTGTGGCTCGTCGTAAATACAGTAGCCCGCAAGGTTGGGCGAGTGCATATTTTCGCCTACAAACTGATGCACCTCGTTGTTGTCTCCCATACCCGAGCGCATCATCAGTTTCAGGTTCGTGCCTTCAAAGAGGTAGATTGGATATCCATTTACGTCCCGGTCGCGGAATAGAGCAGCCTGGTCAACACCGGGCCACGCCGTACCCTCGGTGATGTTGAACCCGGCGGCATACATGTCCCGGTATTTTTTTTGCAGGAGTTTTGCCGAGGCTTCCCAGTCCCAGCCGCCTTCGGCCTTCTCGACCATGACGTATCCTGCCGAGGTGAAAGCATAGATTGGGAACTCGCCCGGTACGGGGTCGACATAGCTCGTGATTTGGGTGCGGTCGGCCTGTCGTGCTGTAAACGCGCTACCTGTCGTGCTGCGGTTAAAATCTTCAGCCTCGATAATATTTTCGGGCGAAAGTGTCAGTTCTATCGGCCGTGGCGACACCTCGTTTTCTTCTATGCGGATGTTGCGCAACTCGAGCGTAGCCGTCGGCACGAGGTCCATAAAACCGAGGTCGAAATATTGCTCGGCCATACCGACTTTGTAAATCGGGTTCGTTCGGGCGGCCTTTATCGACACTCGCACAGTCTGCCATTTTTCCGAGGCCGGCATCGTTATCACGCAGTCCTTGGTATATGTGCGGTCGGCTTTACGTCCGGCCTTGTTGGCGGTGAAGCGGAAGTTCCCGACACCCTTGTCGCTGCGGTACTCGAAGGCCAGCACGGCAAGGTCTTTTTCAAGTTCCGCTGCAAGGGGCTTGCACCGTACGGTCGGCCGGGTATCGCCGAAATTATTCTCCGAAACAGTCATCACCCAGTAATCGCCGTCGGCTTTATAGTCGATTTTCGAAATACCGGATTTTTCAGGCAGTGTTTCTTCTAATTCAAGCTCGTATGGCGTGACTGCATAAGCAGCAACAACACATAGCAGAGCGCCCAGAGAGGCTTGTAATCTCATATCGTTATGGTATAGTTATAGGTTTTTGCTGTAAAGGTAGTACTTTGACGCCATACGATTTGTTTTGATATGTCTCAACTTTTATCGCATTCGCACATTATTTATTTGTAACGAATATTAAAAACAGATTAAAAAAAAAAAAGGTTGGGCAGGGGTTGAACAAGGGTGGGAACCTGTGGCCCACTTTCTTGCCGGGTACCGGGTTGCGACGTAATATTGCACCAAAAATTTTCTCGGCGTGCACCGAAGCGGCAGCCGACAACAAAAGCAATACGACGCAATGGGAAAAAGAGTAAGGATGACAGACGACAGTCTCAACAGCCACGGGAGCCGGGTATTGACAGCCGGGTGTGACACCGCACAATATGAGCGGAACCCCGTGCTGCTGTATATGCACGAGCGCGGCAAGGTCATCGGCTACATGAGGGCCATCGAGGTCAGGGCCGGCGAGATTCCCGGCGAGCCGGTCTTCGACTGCGCGACCGAGCTGTCCAGGCAATGTAAAAAGCAGTGGGAGGTCGGCTCTCTCCGAATGGTCAGCATCGGTATCGACGTGCTTGAGCTCAGCGAGGAGCCGGAGCATCTCGTCGCCGGGCAGACCGCGCCGACCATCACGAAGAGTAAAATCTTCGAGACCTCCATAGTTGACATCGGAGCCAATGACAACGCCATAGTCATGCGCCACAACGGAAAGCAGATAACGCTTGGCAGGGATAGCGAGAACCCCCTGCCCATGCTCAGTAATAAACCTCAAACAACAAAACAGCAAATGGAACTCAAGACCATCGCCCTCAAACTGGGCTTGCCGGAAACGGCTGACGAGACCGCCGTGCTTGCAAAAATCGGCGAGCTGAACCTTGCCGCCGCAGAGGTGGGACAGCTCAAGAAAGACAAGGATGCGCTGACTCTCTCGCAGGTTACTTCCGCCGTCGAGACCGCCATCAAGGAAAACCGCCTCACTCCCGACAAGAAGGAACACTTCGTAAACCTCGGCAAGACCGTCGGCATCGACAGTCTCAAGGCGACCCTCGACGCAATGTCCCCGGCGGCAAAGCTCAGTAAAACCATCACTCCGTCTAACTGTGGCACATCTCCCGCCGGTCAGAAGGCCTACAACAAGTTCAGCGAGGTTCCCGAAGATGAACTCCGAAAAATGCGCAGCGAGAATCCGGCCGAATATCGCCGCCTTTTCAAAGCCGAATACGGCTACGAGTGCAACATCTAACAACAAATATCAACAAAGATGAAAACAGCATCCAAAACCATCTGCGCCCTGCTTTTCAATATGCTCACGGGCGCAATCATCGCAACGCTGCTCGGCGTTCCCACTCTTGCCGGTATGCTCGTCATGGTGGCCATAGGCATCGCCATGAGCTTCGCGCCGGTTCCCAAAGGCGCACTCCGTGCCGGAGTCTATACCGAGGTATGGATAGGCGAACTTGTCAAAGCCCTACGCGGGTTTCTCGACGGTTCGTGGCTCGACGGCATCCCTGACCAATCGTCCATAGTCGATAATGACGTAATCCATCTTGTAGAGGTAGGTGTAGACCCCGACGTGCTCATCAACAATACGACCTATCCCATCCCCCTGCAGGCTCTCGACGACAAGGACATAGCCATCTCGCTCGACAAGTTTCAGACCAAGGTCACCCCTATTACAGATGATGAGCTGCACGCCATTTCGTATGACAAGATGTCCCGTGTCAAGGAAAGCCACGCCAACGCCATCAATGACGCGAAGTACCGAAAGGCCGCGCATGCATTGTGCGCGCAGGAGAATACGGCAAAGACCCCGGTCCTGACGACTACTGGCCCGGCAGACCCGGCTACCGGGCGGCTCCGCCTGACCCCTGCCGACCTTGTGAGCCTGAAGGAGGCGCTTGACAATATTGGCGTGCCGGACGGCAACCGCCGTCTCGTGCTGTGTGCCAACCATGTGAATGACCTGCTGCGTGCAGACCAGGCATTCCGTGAACAGTACAATATCGACCGCAATACGGGCAGGGTCGGCCACCTGTACGGATTTGATATATACACTTGCGGGTACAATCCGGTTTATACCTCGGCCGGGAAGAAGAAGGCCGTCGGAGCCAAAGCCGAAGCCGGCGAGTTCCAGTGTTCGTTCGCCTTCTATGCCCCTCGCGTGTTCAAGGCCACCGGCTCCACAAAGATGTATTACAGCGAGGCTTCGACCGACCCCGAATACCAGCGTAATAAAGTCAACTTCCGCCATTACTTCATCGCAATGCCTAAGAAGGCTGATGCCGGAGCCGTGATGATGAGCGGATACAAGGCCCCCGACGCAGGGGGAGCGTCAGAGTCCGGTAATTCGTGAACCGGCGATGCCGTGATTTCGGCATCCTGAGAGGACCGGCACATTAATCTGCAAACAATCAAACCGAGCGGCAATGACACTCAGTGAAATCCTCAACATACTTCTCGGTGGCGGCGTCCTTGCCCTCGTGATAGGCGTTGTAACCCTCCGGGCCACGGTCAAAAAGGCCAACGCCGATGCCGAAAGAGCAAAGGCCGATGCCGAAAGTGTGCGCATCACCAACACTGAGAACGCCACCCGGATTCTTGTCGAAAACATCGTCAAACCCTTAAAAGAGGAACTCAATGCCACAAGAGAAGACCTACAGGCAACGAAAAAGGAGATGGCCTCTACCAAGAGAGAGATGGCCCGGCTGCGCAAGGCTGTCGAGGCTGCTTCCGGCTGTCCTCATTCCGACGGCTGTCCTGTGCTGCGCAAGCTGCGCGACAACCCGAAAGACACGGACGGAGCAGACTGCGAGAGTGGTGGCAGTGGAGAGGCTCGATACCGCGACCGTGATAAGGCGTACACTCAGGGAGGCTGTCCCGTGGAGCCGGGCGCAGATAGCAATATCCGTGGACAGCCTCCTTAAGCTACCGGCAGGGGCCTCGTATCACAAACGCAGCGGCCAGGCCGGAGCGGAGGTTTCCTTGAAAGGCGACACAATAGTCATCACGGCAACCTGCGACAGCCTTCAGCGCGAAGTGGAATATTATGAGGAACAATACCATGCCACCATCGAAGCTCTTGACAAACTCAAGGAGAGCGTCGAAATGGAACGCGAACACCTTTCGAACCCAATTAAAATCGCATTGGCGGCATTTATTGCCGGACTGTTTGTCGGCGTACTATCCACAATAATCATCTTATCAAAATAATAATCATCTTATCAAAATCCCGATATGAAAAAAAATAAAAACTTCATGTATGGTATCGGCTCACTTGCCTTCGATGACTTTACGATGGGCTACATCGAAAAAGGCTCATTTGATTTCGGAGGTACCAAGCCGGAATCCGTCGATGTCGAGGCTGAGCAAATGCCCGATGCTCCTGTTCTGACCCTACTTCAGAAAAATGGCCAGATAGCTCCAACCTTCAATCTCATTCAACTCGACTACGAGAATATCGCGGCTGTGCTTGGTGGTAAACTTATCGGAACCAAACCGGATTACACTGGCTGGGAGGCTCCTTCCGACCTTGTTCAGAAATCCGGCAAATGGACAATCACTCTTGTTTCCGGCCAAGTAATCACCATCCCCAACGGCACTATTCTCGCAAGCCTCGCCGGTAAGCTCACACTTACCGAAGTCGCAAAGCTCGAATGTCAGCTCAAAGTCAACAAACCGACCGACGGCTCTGCACCATATTCTATCAAAGATGCTCCGACCTCGGTAGATGCGTAACGTATGGAGGACAAAACCATCAGAATAATCCAACAGGAGGCAGCGGAGGCACTCTTAAACGTGGGTGTCTCCCTTCCCCTGAAGGAGTTATGGCTACCGTTCCGAAAACGGCCTGTAGTCTTTAGGGTGACGATGCGTCGCCCATGTATGTCTGGCCAAATCGAAATTGCCCGTACATATTTGTCAATGGGGGTAAAAAGTTCAGAGATGGAGAAGTTCACCAAGGAAGAGCAGATGCAGTTCCTCGTCGAACACGGAAATAAGGTTTGCCGTATGATTGCCCTGACTCTTGGTAGGACAATATATGCAAAACCGTTGACATGGTTCGTGCGCCATTTTATCCGCTATGAATATCAGATAGCGGCCGTAAGGAAGTTCGTCAGCCTTATGGGTACCGACCCTTTTATACCTATTATCAAATCAGCCGAGAAGACAAATCCGATGCGGCTGCGACTGAGCCAAAAAAAGAAGGGGAGTTAACGACTCACTACGAGAATTCCCATAGCCCCTTCGGATTCCTGTGGCAAGTGTCTACCGCCACGGGATGGACAATTGAATATATACTACATAAAGTCAATTATCAGACACTCATTATGATGTTGAGCGATGCGCCCCGGTATATTGAGAAACGGACATCAAAGCCGGAAGCCGGAAGTTCGGCAG